AAGGAATTGAGGCCTCAATTCCTTTATCATGGATTAGCAATGCGTCCATTTACTCGCACTTGGGATCTCGCAGATAATGTTGAGATCAAGGGCGGTGAACTCGTCAATGGAATTTTGAAGATTTGGCTTGAGGCATTAACGCCCGAAACAAAGAAAATCAAAATTGATATTGCTGAGCCTGAAACAAAGGGTAAGTAATATGCCAAGTGTATTGACTGTGTCAAGAGTCGGTCATGCCGTTTCTCTTGGTGTTATGGCAATTTTGATGTGTACTTTTGTAGCATCTATATTGTAAAAGAAGGGGGCGAAAGCCCCCTTCAATCATTACCCCCAAGATGCAAATTGTTTTGTTTTCTTTAAGCGGTCATCAAGACCGATAGTCCCGCCGTTAACTCGTTTTGTAATCTGTGTGATAACTGCATCAGTTACGCCCTTGTCAGCAGTTACAAGTAAATTATTCTTTTTGAAGAACCACAATGCCGACTCAAATGCCAACTCACCTGCAACAAGATCAGGATTTGTCAGAATATCTTGACGACCAATTGCAGCAGCAAACGCCGTATAATTATCCTTGCCAGTCAACTGAATTGGCCCACGACCACGGAATTTATATCCATCCCCCGATGACTCTGGTCCATTACCCATGCGGTTGGCATAAACCTTATTAGCAATCTTTTCTGGTTTACGAGCATACCCGGCAGTCGAAGCGATTGTTGGGAAATACTTTTTAAAGATGCCATTGAGACCCTTGTCAGAGTAGTTTAAGTTCTCAGAGAACGCTTTAAAGTTATTCGACTCATGAGCACACTGACCGAAGAAGTGTGCTGCCTGATTGTTGGTGAGTTTGAAGTAGTCTCTAGCAGCCTTATATGTGCCAGCGCCCCACTTGCCATCTGCAGCAATGCCGCACTTAGCTTGTAGTGCTTGAAGCGGTCCAAGACCCGCAACATTTGTGCTAGGTGCAGCAGCCTTAGCAACCTGTCCTACTGCTTGTGTCACAGGTGCTCCAGCATCTTTTGTTGTCGAAGGATCAAAGTCAGCAACAGGAACATACTGAGTTCCACCTGCTTTAGACTTCTTAGCAATCAAGCGCTGCTTACGATTGCCGCCTTCCTTCTTAATTGATGCATGAACCCAACCAGAATTCTTGTCACCGGCAGCATAGAACTCTAGGATGACCTGGTCAAACTCTAGATTGTCGGCAACCCAATCGGCAACAGTTTTGTTATCGATGCCTTGAATTTCAAAATCGATAGCCTGCCCGTTAACATGTTGTGAGGTCTTCGAACCACCAACAGCCTTGTTTACTGCGGGAGCTCGATATGATGAATTGATTGTGACTGCCTTGCCAAAATGAGCACGAACTGGCTCAAGGATCTTCTCGCAACAGTAACGCATATTTTCGATATGTTCTGCTGTTGGAACGTTCGATAGACCTAACTTCTTTGCAGTTGGTGATACGATCATTTCTTCTAGGTTGAAATGCTCAGTTAATTTAGTTGCCATGATTATTTCCTATTATGGTTGACATTCTTATAATTTTATGCTATTTATAAACATTGCAATATTTCTGGAGATTACATGTCTGCTTTCTATACTAATGTTCTACTAAACCGCAATGACATTCTACTCCGTGGATATGAGAACGGTCAGCGCATCCAGCGCAAAGTTCCTTACAAGCCCTATATGTTTGTCCCATCCCCCGAAGGCGCCTATAAGACGCTTGACGGTCAACCTGTAGGTCGGATGGATTTCGATAGTATTTATGATGCTCGTGACTTTAACAAACGTTATGAGGCAGTCGATAACTTTACCATCTACGGGTTGAACAACTTTCAGTATACCTACATCTACGATAGTTATAAGGGTGAGATCCAGTATGATCCTGCTCTTGTTTCTGTTGTTACTATCGATATTGAAGTTGATATCACAGATTCGATGCCCGAGATTGAGACGGCAATGAATGAAGTAACTGCTATCACACTTGGTCGAGATGGGCAAAAGGTTGTTCTAGGTTGTGGTGAGTATAAAGAACATCAACCTAACATCAAGTATTATCGTTGTAAGGACGAGGCAGCACTACTGCAGGTATTCATTGACCTTTGGTGTGGTCCTACATATTCGCCTGATATTGTCACTGGTTGGAACGTAGAATTCTTTGACGTTCCTTATCTAGTCAATCGTATTAATCGAGTGCTCGGTGACGGGGTTGCTCGTAAACTCTCTCCTTGGGGAATTCTAAACGAAACACAAATTGAAGTGCGCGGCAGAAAGCAGCAAGCGTATATTCCAGCAGGTATCACTGTTCTTGATTATCTTGCTTTGTACCGCAAGTTTTCTTTTACTCCCCATGAGTCTTATACACTTGATCATATTGCTAACTACGAACTAGGTGAGCGTAAGCTTGACTATTCTGAGTTCGATGGTCTGAATGGTTTGTATCGTGATAACTACCAGAAGTATATTGAGTATAACATCCGAGATGTTGAACTGGTTGAGCGACTTGACGATAAGTTGAAGATGATTGAACTGGTCATGGCAGTCGCCTATGATGCTAAGGTTAACTATCAGGACACCTTTGCTACTGTGCGACCATGGGATGTTATCATTCACAATTATCTACTTGACCGAAACATTGTTATCCCACAGTTCAAAGAATCCTTTACTGACCATTCTATCATGGGTGGTTACGTTAAGGACGTTCAAGTTGGTGAACATAAGTGGGTTGTGTCTCTTGACTTGAACTCGCTGTATCCCCATATCATCATGCAGTATAATATCTCGACCGAGACCTTCCGCGGTAAGTTGCCTGGTTCGCTTTCGGTTACGGATGTTCTCAACGGAAGTTTGAACCAGTATAAGGACTACATGAAAGAGAACAATGTTGCAGTAACTGCTAACATGTGTATGTTCTCAAAAGAAAAGCAAGGGTTCCTTCCTCGTCTAATGTCAAAGATGTATGACGACCGAGTCGTCTATAAGAAGCAGATGATTGAGGCGAAGAAGGCTCTAGCAGCAGCGCCTAAGGGTTCGAAGGAGGCAATTCAAGCAGACAAGGATGCTGCTCGATTCCACAACCTGCAACAGGCAAAGAAGATTCAGTTGAACTCAGCTTATGGTGCCTTGGCAAATAAGTATTTCCGCTGGTTCGAACTTGACTTCGCTGAAGGTATCACCTCGTCTGGTCAGTTGTCAACCATGTGGATCGAGCGTGAACTGAATGATTATCTGAACAAGTTGCTAAAGACAAAGAAGAAGGACTACGTTATCGCTTGCGATACTGACTCCGTATATCTTACTCTTGATGGTTTGGTTCAACAAAGCATGCCCGGTGAAACTGATATTCAAAAGATCGTCAAGTTTCTAGACAAAGTTGCCAATGATGCGCTTGAACCATTCATTGATAAGAAGTATGGTGAACTCGCTGAGTATGTCAATGCGTATGCTCAGAAGATGGTGATGAAGCGCGAGTCAATTGCCAACAAGGGCATCTGGAAAGCCAAGAAGATGTATATCCTCAACGTCTATAATGAGGAAGGTGTCGCCTATGATGAACCCAAGTTGAAGATGAAAGGCATCGAGGCTATTCGAACTTCTACACCGATGGTTTGCCGAAAAGCAATTATCGATGCGCTTAAGTTGATTATGAATAAGACAGAGATCGATCTGCAGAACTATGTCGCTGAGTTCCGTGATACGTTCATCAATTTGCCTGTTGAAGATATATCCTTTCCTCGCGGTGTTCGAGGACTAGGCAAGTGGCGTGATGCTGCTACCATCTGGAAGAAGTCAACACCTGTTCATGTGAAGGGCGCACTGATTTATAATCACTTGCTCAAGTCGATGAAATTGACTGATAAATATCAACCCATCAACAATGGTGAGAAGATTAAGTTCTGTTATCTTAAGAAACCTAATCCTCATCGAGTTGATGTTATCACGTTCCCAAGTCGACTGCCTCCTGAGTTAGGCCTTGACCGATACATTGACCGTGATATGCAGTTTGAGAAAACGTTTATCTCACCACTAACTAGTATTACAGAAGCTATCCGGTGGGATATCGAGAAGAAATCCAACCTAGATAGTTTCTTTGCATGAGGACAATATGAGTAAACCAAACATAGAAATAGATGACTTTGACTTTGGATTCACTACACTTAGTGAAGAAGAACTCAAGTTACGAGAGAAAATTGTTATTGATGGAGCCACCGGTGCTGCCAATGCAAAACTAGAACAGATGTATAAGTTGATCTTACCACTACTTAATAATCTCGCTAAGGACGCTGATACTAATGAGTATATCAAGTGGCCTAATCGTGGCGCCAAGATCAAACAATTTATTGAAAAACTAGATCAAATCAGAAATAGTGCTTGACATAGTCCCACTATATGTGTATATTGAATAATAGGCAATGAAGGAGAAACCATGTCACTAATTGATAAACTACAAAAGAATTCCACGATTAAACTAACAGATGTGCTTGAGGACTCTAAGTTCTTTGCCGATAAGGATATGATCACAACGTCTGTTCCTGTGATGAATGTTGCATTGTCCGGTTCGCTTACCGGCGGGTTCACACCAGGCCTTACTATGTGGGCAGGCCCATCAAAGCACTTCAAGACAGCGTTTTCGCTGTTGATGGCAAAGGCATATATGGATCAGTATCCTGATTCTATTCTGCTATATTATGACTCTGAGTTTGGCACACCGCGAGCATACTTTGACTCATTTGGTATCGATAAGAAGCGGGTTCTTCATACCCCCGTGACTGACGTTGAGCAGTTGAAGTTCGATCTAGTCAATCAGTTGAATGATATTGACCGCAAGGATCATGTTGTCATTGTTATTGACTCTATCGGCAACCTAGCATCAAAGAAGGAAACCGAAGATGCTATGAATGAGAAGTCAGTTGCCGATATGTCACGAGCGAAGGCGATTAAGTCGCTGTTTCGTATCGTTACACCACAGTTGACTATCAAGAACATTCCTATGATTGTTATCAATCACACCTATATGGAAATCGGTATGTTCCCGAAGGCGATTGTTGGCGGTGGTACTGGTTCATATTACAGCGCCGATAACATCTTTATTGTTGGTCGTCAACAGGAAAAGACAGGCACTGAAGTAAGTGGATGGTCGTTCATCATCAACGTTGAGAAGTCACGCTTTGTTCGTGAGAAGTCGAAGATCCCAGTCACTGTATCATATGAAGATGGTATCAGTAGGTGGTCGGGTCTGCTCGATATGGCGATGGAATCTGGTCATGTTATTAAACCAAGCAATGGTTGGTATCAGCAGGTTGATATGTCAACAGGTGAGATCCTAGAGAAGAAATATCGCTTTAAGGAAACTGAAACAAAGGATTTCTGGGAACCTGTCCTAGCATGTCCTAAGTTTAATGAGTGGGTTAAGAATCGGTATCAGATTGCCCATGGTGCAATTATGCATGACGAGGAAACAGTGAGCGAAGTATACGATACAATCCTGGAGGAATAATACATGCGGACGGAAACAGTAATCCTGTCCAACCTCATCAGCAATGATGACTTTGGCAGGAAAGCAATTCCATTCCTCAGCACTGAATACTTCCATAGTCGTTCCGACAAGGTTATCTTCGAACTTATCGGCGACTATGTTAATTCCTACAATGCTTTCCCTAGTCGGGACGCACTTCTCGTAGACCTAAGTAACCGCAGTAATCTGAGTAGTGATGAATTTACTGCTTGTGAGACATTGATCGCTGAGATCACTGCACCACAGTCAGATGAAAATAATGTTGAATGGTTGATTGATACCACTGAGAAGTTTTGTCAAGACAAAGCTATCTACAATGCTATCATGGAATCTATCAAGATTCTTGATGATAAGAAGGGTGAACTATCGAAAGGTAGCATCCCTCAGATCCTGTCGGATGCCTTGGGTGTATCGTTTGATACATCAATCGGGCATGACTTTCTAGATGATGCCCAAGAGCGTTTTGACTTCTATCGTATGAAGGAACAGCGCACTACGTTTGATCTAGATTACTTCAACAAGATTACCAACGGCGGATTGCCGAACAAGACACTGAATATTGCTCTTGCAGGTACCGGCGTTGGTAAATCTCTGTTCATGTGTCACTGCGCTGCAGCAAACCTAATGGATGGCAAGAATGTTCTCTACATTACGTTAGAGCTTGCTGAAGAAAAGGTTGCAGAGCGTATTGACGCAAACCTACTTGATATTCCTATCGGCGAATTGGCTCTTGTCCCCAACGAGACTTATTTCAAGCGTATGGGACGACTCAAGGAAAAGTGTAAAGGCAAGTTGATTGTCAAAGAATACCCTACCGCTAGTGCTGGTTCAGCGAACTTCCGCCATCTTCTAAATGAATTGAAGATCAAGAAGAACTTTGTTCCTAGCATTATCTATATCGACTACCTGAATATCTGCACCTCCTCGCGGATTAAACAGGGGTCGAATGTCAATTCATACACCTACATTAAAGCAATTGCAGAAGAACTTCGTGGCTTGGCAGTTGAGTTTAATGTTCCTATCATGTCTGCTACTCAGACCACTCGTAGTGGTTTCGGTAACTCAGATGTAGGACTCGAGGATACATCAGAATCATTTGGTTTGCCTGCTACCGCTGACTTCATGTTTGCTTTGATCTCATCTGAGGAATTAGCAGATCTAGGTCAGATAATGGTAAAGCAGTTGAAGAATCGATATAATGACCCCGATCATTATAAAAGGTTCGTTATTGGTGTTGACAAATCCAAGATGAGGTTGTATGATACTGAACAAGAAGCACAAAAGGACATTCTAGATGGACCAGTGATGGATTATACCCAAGTTGGTCAACGTATGAATGAAGAAGGTAAGATGTCTAAGTTTAAACAGAAGTTTGCTGATTTTACATAGGAGAAGAGTGATGGTTAACTACAAGATTACGAATGAACAGATGATCGATATTAATACAAGTTACGTTGAAATTGGTGGCGATATCTTGGAGCTCAAGACAAGTCAGATCGTAGCAGAGAAGTTGCCAATGAAGAAGGCTAAAGAGATGCTTCGGCATCTTAACTTTGGCGGCGCCTTTGATGGCACCACACCTGCATTTTTTTTGCAGAAAATTAAAAAAAATCCTCAAATGGCATAAAAATTTATATAAATAAAGTGCTAGTGCATGTAAGTATGACTAGATCATACTAGTGGCAAGATGCTTAGGCAACATGGAATTAACGGGGAAGCCGCAAGGCAGGTGGGGTTCCTCCCGTTCATGCACAGAAGGGCGGCTCGAAAGGGTCGCCCTTTTTTTGGGCTAAAAAGATTGTGTTTTTTTGAAAAGAACGCTTGACATTAATTCTAATATGTGCTACTGTCAATTATAGGATGAATTGAAGGAGTTTTGAAATGTTGTATGTGCTTCTAGGTGTGATTGATTACGAAGGTGAATTGGTCCTCGGTGTGTATTCTTCGCGGATGCTAGCTTGGGAAGCTCAGCAGTTGTATCATTCGAATGACCGCCTGCGTGGGTTCGATGCCTACCGGATTGAAGAACGAGCATTGGATGCAGGTCCTTACCTCGCTTTCGCATAATATGGTTGACATTAATTCGAATCCGTGTATAATCAGTAATGTAGCAGTGAAATAAGGAAATATATTATGTCTCTAGAAAACTTTTCGATACCGACCGATATGAGCTTCATGAACGGTCCTTGCACACATTCGCAGATGATTCTCAATACCCCTGAGAATAAGCGTGAGCTTCCCTGTGATAGTTGCCCTAATATGAATGAATGTGGTCGTAACTACACTGAGTGCGTTGCAATGCGTGTTTGGGTTGAAACTGGTGACTACCAGGATAAGGATGTTGCTCGTCTCATCCGTTTGTGCAAGTAAGGAAATAAATTATGTCTACTGAATTGAAGCCCACTGAATCTATCAATGGTAATGTTATGCTGACTCGCTACTTCGGTGGTAAGGAACGTGGGGCTTGTCTGCAGGTAACCCCTCCTGGCGGTTCTATGACGCCTTACCTGTCTCTGACTAAGGAACAGGCTTTAGATCTGGCTGTGGCTCTGGTTGAGTTCGCCAACGGGAAGCGTGAAGAAAATGAGTAATTTTTAAAAAGAACGCTTGACATTAATTCGAATCTGTTGTAATGTAAATTATAATGATGATGAAAGGAAACAAAATGTCTGTTTTAACTCCATATACGTATGACGTTGAATTTTCGCAACCTTTGACGCAATCGCAAATTGATTATTTGAACGATTGTATTCAAAATCTTCCATGTGAAAACGATGATGAATGTCCCGAATTTTCAACGAATATTGAATTGCGAAAGGATTGATTATGCCCATTCAAAATAGACGACCCGCCCTCGCAGATGGTACCGGAGTCAATCTTCGGTCCGTTCTTAATTTTGCCCGAGCAGCACAGAAGGCATTGGAACAGGAAGGCGAAGAAGATGCAGCCCTTCGGTTCGAATTGTTTGCAGATTATCTTCAGAAAGATGTTGCAAATGGTAAGCCCTTTGGGTTCACGTATAAAACGATTGGTCTGTGAAGCACGATAAATATTTTGATATTCTGCAGAAGGTGGCAGAGGCGGTCGAACCTGTAGCAAGGTGCCGCCTCGCTGCCTGCCTCGTTTATAAAAATCAAATCGTGTCTATCGGGACCAACAAGAACAAGTCCCATCCGTTTGCCCGTCGCTTTGCAAAGCATGAGGAAGCAATCTACCTTCATGCCGAGACAGACTGCATTAGAAACGCGCTCAAGCACATTAGCGTAGAAGAGCTCTCTAAGTGCAGCATGTATGTTCTCCGCGTTAAGCGACCGGATAAGAAGCCTCATAACTGGACTACGGGCATTGCTATGCCATGTGAAGGTTGCATGAAAGCAATCGCTCAGTTTGATATCAAAAAAGTCTATTACACAATCGAAGAAGGAAAGTATGAATGTCTGTAAGTTTTAAGTTTGGTGATGTTGTAGCCCTCAAGCTATCAACCAGCGAAGAAGTG